GAAGCTCCTCCTCGTAGTCCATGCCGCGCTCGGCGTAGTCGTCAGAGAGCGTCTTGAGCCCGACCTTCACATCCTCGCGGTTGGCGTTGGCGTCGCGTCCGGCGTCAACAGTGACGCGGCGCGGAGTAACCCAGGCGGAGCGCCAAAAATCGGCATTCGGCTCAAGCTCGTTGCGCGCGATGAAATCGGCGATGACCCACGGCCAGACCTTTTCGAGAAGCTGCTCGATGATGAGAAGCTGACGGTGCGAGAACGCGCGGTCGGCCTTCCCGACGACTAGCCGAACGGCAGCGCCTCCGACCTTCGTTGGGTCTTGCACGAACTCGTAAGGGAGCGCGCCCGAGGAGACTTCGCGGCGTATCCATTCCAGAAACCCGGCAAATGTCGGGTTCGGGAGGTTGTTCATCAGGTTCGTGACGCCGGAGCCGTTCGGCAGAACGGCTGTTGAGCCGAAGCCGAGGCGCGCGTCGATTTCGTCGGCGCTCACGCTTCCGTCGTCGGAAGGGACTGAGCCGAACGCGGGGCCGGCGGATTCCGCAGTGCCCTGCGAGGTCGTCACAAGGCGCGCGACGCGCAACTGGTCCTTCACGCCCTTCTTGTTGGCACCAACGATTTCGGCCTCGTCCAAAATCGAATTGAGCCCGTGCGAGAGGAACGGACGGGCGCGGGCCGCGCTGATTGCATCCGGTTCGTGGATATGACAGACGGCGGCGGCGGGAACATCGCGCGCGCTGCCGTCGTCGCGGATGAAGCGGTAAGTGGAAGGTGCTCCGAACTCGTCAAACTGGATGCCGTCCACCATACCAGAGAGCGGCTTTTCGCCATCCGCGCAGCGGTGCGCCTCGATGAGTTGAAGAGCGGGCCGCCCGAAGCGGTTGCGGCTCTTGACGACGAAGATTTCGCCGTCGCGGTCGATTGTGCGCGAGACGATGTGCAGAAGCTGGGTCAGCGAGTAGCGGCGAGAGATGTCGGCGGACGCGCACCAATCGTGCCAAAGGCGCTCGGCCTTGCGGTTCCACTCGGGGTTCTCCGTCGCGGCCTGTGCGCGGATACCGTCGCCGATGGCGTAAAGCTGGTGGTCGCGCGCGATGGCTCGCGCCATGCCGCTGTTTTTGTCGGCCCAGCGAGCGCGGCGGATGAGTTCGCTGCGCGTGTATTCCGGCAGTTCATTTCTCGCGTCGGTCGGGCGCGGGCCGTTAGGGCTGCGGCGGTTCGGCGTGCTGCTCGCGCCTTCGTGGGCGGAGCCGTTGCGAAGCCACGAAAGCGGGTTCCAGCTCACAGGCCGCCTCCAATCCGGTGGTCAACGACGAGGTAATTCTTCCGCGCATATACCACCGGGTTGAGGATGCGCAGGGCATACGCGCATTCTTCAAGCACATCCTTGACCGGCATCGGCGCGGCCTTGGTGACGCTGGTGCCGCTGTCCGAGTAGGACATGACGACGCGCCCGGCGAGGAGGTCGGCTTTCGCCTTCGCCTGTATCGCCAAAACTTCGGCCTCGGTGAAGCCGGTGGTGAAGAGTCCTGTTGCCGCCATTTACCAAGGCGGCGCAGAGTTACCGCGAGGTCAGGACTGCTCTTGTCCGGGCTCTGACTCCTCGGCTTCCGTCACGGCCCCGACAACGCCGAGAGATAGCGCGGTGAAAAGCTGCATCACGGCGCAGTCGAAAAGGTGGTTGTCGCGCCGCCCGACCTGCTGCCACTCGGGCTCGCCGCGCTTGTTTCGCAGTCGGCGCTCGGAGTCCATTTGCTCCGCCAATACTTCGCCGCCGTCCGCCGGAAGCGACCATGTGCCGCGCTTGCGGAGTCGCGCGAGAATGTCCTTCAGGACAAGGTTTGAGAAGAAGAACACGGGCACCTTGTGGATGGTCGAACCCCCGTATTCAGAGCGTGCAGACACAGGCCGCAGCACTGTTTCCACCTTGCCGCCTCGCGTAATGACCTTCCACGGGAAGCTCTTGCGCTGGTCGCCGCGCAGCGCGCGCCACTTGCGCGAGGCAAGCCACACCCAAAACTCGTCGTCGGAGTCGCCGGCATCGAGAAACACGAACTGAGCGTCAACGCCGTGACGCTTCACGAACGCTTCAACGCCGCGCTTGTCGGGGCAGTGTTCCCATCCGCGAACGCGCGCGCGCCCGTCCGCGCTCCACGATTGGCACAGAGCCCAGTAGCCGTCGCGCTGGCAGTCTACGGTGACGACGCGCAGAGGCACAGCCCCGACTCCGGCATCCGTGCCGGCCTTGACGACGCGCCCGCGCGCATCAATCGACGCCTCCTCTTCCCACGCGTCCGCCATGTTGTATTCGCCAGACGGTGACGCGAAGGCTCCGGTGTCGGCCTCTTCGGTCCAAAACTCGGCTTCGTGCTTCTGCCGGTAGATTCGCCGAGCCGTGTCGTCGCCGGTGTCTTCATAAAGCTGTTTCGCGCGGACGATGCGCTCCGCCAGGTCGGCCCACGAACGCACGGCCTCGGCACGCCAGCGGAATCCGCGCTTGCGCGGGTCGGCGTTCGGGTTCGTGACGACATAGCGGCGGTGCGCGTCGGAGTTGAGCAGCGCGCGAGCCTCGTTGCTGTCAGCCCATGTCGCCTCGCAGTGGTCGCAGCCGTAGCGCACGCCGGCGCGCAGCTTGGCGATGTCCCAGCCGCGCTCACCCTTCGCCTCAGGCGGGAACCGCAGCCCCTTCTCGCTCCAAATATTCACGCCGCCGCAGTGCGGGCAGGCAAAGCCGTATTCCTCCTGAGTCGTCGTCTTCCAAAGCTCGTGCCCGTCGTCGCCATCGAGTCCGCCTTGCGAGGCGAACACGGCTTTCCCGAGGTCGCCGAAGGCAGTCAATCGCGCCATCGCCTCCGCGATGTGCCCGCGCGGCCACAACCAGAACTCGTCGCCGAGGAGCCAGCGGATTGAACGGCGTTGAAGGTTACGCTCGTTGAATGCCCCGTAGCACCACAGCGGCATGTGCGCGAACTGCATGTTGTGCGGCGGCAACTTCTCCGCGCCAACCTTCGCTGACACTTCGGGCATCGCGCCCCACAGCACATGCAAGCGGCTCGTCGCCCAATCCTTCGCGTTCAGGTCGTTGTCCTGCAAGCACAGCGTCGGGCCAGGCTCGCGAGCCACGATGTGCCCGGTGAGGAGTTCGAGCAGTTGCGACTTCGAGGCTTGTATGCACGCGAGCAGCACGCACAGCCGCACCTCGGGGTCTACGCACGCGCGCAGCGGTTCAATGATCCACGGCGCGGACTCGCGGCGAAACGGCCCGTTGTTCGGCGAGTAGGGAATTGCTGGCACGGCCTTTTCCAACCAGTCCACAATATCGCCGCCGTCTGCCGGCGTGAGCATGGCGCGGATGCGCGAGTCAAACGCCTCGGTAGCCTCGCCGTATTCGTCAAAGAGAGACATTGGCAGCCGCCACCTTCTTCCGGAACCCGTCCCGGAACTTGCGGAACGCGACGACGGCGCGGCCTGGGTTGTCTGGGTTGGCGTCTCGCGCGAAAGCAGCCTCGCCCGAATCCACGGCGGCCATGAGCTCGGCCAGGATTTTCCCGAACCGCTCCACGGCGGCGGCCATCGGAACGAGCTCGCCGGCGTCAATGCGCCGCTGCCTCAGTTCGCGCTCTAGGAGCAAGAGTGTTTTCGTCGTGGACCCGGCCAGGTCGCCGGCCTTCTTCGCCGCCTCGCCGTCGCCGGCGTCAACTTCGCTCTGCGCACGGGCATGCGCTGCGTCTGCGAGCCGTCGCGCCTTGGCAATGCGCCCCTCCAGCTCGCCAAGCATGCCGGCGGCCTCGCTACGGGCCACTGGAGCCACGGGGGGGAGGTCGTCCACCCCGTCGCCTCCGGCGCGCGCGGGAACGCCTTTGCGCGCGACTCGCCACGCCTGCGCTTCGGCCACGCTAGAGGCCGGCATGCCCTGCTTTCGCATTGCGTCGACTCGCTGACGGGTTACCCCGAGAGCCTGCGCGATTTCCGCGCTCGTCGTCTTCTTATTGCGAGCCATTTGCAACTACGCCCCTGTCTTGTTGCCCTGCGTGTTTTT